AACAGACCAACTCACGGGGCGCTTCGGCGCCCCTTTCTTTTTCCACCACCCCAAGGAGTGACCTTATGGACTACGTGACCCACAACCAAGAACAGATTTCCACCGATGGATCGTGCCTCCAGGGAGAGACCGCCGCCACCTTCCGGGAACTGTGCGATCTGTTCGGAGCTCCCGGCGAGGGCGACGGCTACAAGGTCGATGCTCACTGGCAGATTCGCTTCGGCGATGGGACTGTTGCCACCATCTACAACTGGAAGGATGGCGTGAACTACTGCGGGGAGAACGGCACGCCAGTAGTTCACATCAAGGAGTGGCACATCGGCGGGTTCAACCGCAAGGCGGTTGACCTTGTGCAGATCGTGCTCGACCTCCACCGCGAGGCCAAAGAGGACGAGCCCGAGGATGGGGTGGAAGCCACCTTCAAGTCTGCGTTCGACATGATGGACACCATCCGGGCGAACAAGGGGCAGGGCTATGCCCGTACCGTCGAGATCGCCATGCTCGTACGGAAGCAGACCAAGCTGTTCGAAGGGATTCTTGCAGGTCTGGTCGTCAACGACCACCTCAGCGAGAAGGGCGCGAAGGGGGCGATGCACATCTACGCAACCATCTGCGCCAAGATCATTGCCCTTGCCGCTGACAACGCCAACATCATTACCACCAACAAGAAGGAGGCGGAGGAACTGATGAACTGGGCAGACCAAATGATGAAGGTAGAGGAACAAGCCGCCAAGGAACTGCTCAAGCGGGAGGGCGAAGACCTATGAGCATTGAGCTCCGCATCCAGCGGGGCTACGTCTCGGCAACAGTCGCCGCCACGATCATGGGGGTCACACGCCAACGGATGCACCAGCTACTCAAGGCTGGGCGCATTCGGGGTGCGTTCCTCATGGACGTCGGCGATGGATACGAACGCTGGGTAGTACCCCGCAACCAACTCAACCGTAAACAGAAAGGCAAACCCCATGCTGACAGCCAAGGAAGTGGAGGCATTCCTCCGACAATTCGAACCGTTGCAGACCGTGACGGTGACGCAACAGACCGTGATGATTGACGCACCCCACCTGGTGCGACTGCACGGACTTATCCCCATCCACGGGGAAGTCCATGCCTACGAGACAGAGCTCAATCTGTTGGAGTTCGGCGGAGCCGAAGACCTTTTGAAACTGGCGATCCAACTCCTCAAGAGTTTCGACGCCGCATCTAGGAGAGCGCAATGAGCAAGCCAAGCAAGCCCGAAATACACGAGTACCTGATCGAACTGCGTGACAGCGGCGAGGTGAATATGTGGGGGGCTTCGCCCTACCTGCAAGCACACTTCGGGATGACACACGCCGAGGCCAAGCGAGCCTTGCTCGAGTGGATTGATGACATGAGCAAAGGAGTAAGAGCATGAAGAACGGAGAACTGCGAGCACTCGCAAACGAATACAACAAGGTGGTCGAGGAGGGTCGAGTCCTCTACGCCAAGTGCGAAGAACTGGCGAAGCGATGCAACGAGATCAGACAGATCATCGACCGCGAAGCACCCGACAGTTACGACCCGATTGCCCTGATATTCGGGGGCGACATGGAGGTCGATCTGGTTGGCGACGACGAGAAGGAGGTGTACCAATGATTACCGATCTGTTGTTCTTTTTCGCCGGGATGTTCGTCCCGTTCCTGTTGTACCTCGCCGCGCTTGCAGTGCAGTGGGTAGAACGCAAGATCACGGAGGACGTATGAAACAACAGCCTGTTGCGTGGCAACTCCGCCACCCGAATGTGAACGACGGCGAATGGTATTTGGTCGATCAGGAAAGGTATGAGCGAGCGACCGCTGGCTTCGAGCGCCGATGCCTCTACGCATCCCCACCAGCAAGCAAGCCGCTGACTCAAGACATGGTGGAAAGCTGCCCTTATCACGGGGAAACATTACGAGGGGCTTTCTTTGATGGCTGGATTAAGGCCGAAGCCGCACACGGCATTAAGGGGGAAGCATGACTGACAACGTTGCACAAGATTTAGCAAAATATGTTGCCGCAGTAGTGCAGGGAACACATGAAATCACAGCGGTCACCATTAAGCCAAAGCGTGAATGGCAGGGGCTGACGGATGAGGAAGTGCAAATGTTCATTGATGCTCGTTGGGGCGATGGTGTGAACTTTACTCATTTCATACGAGCCATCGAAGCCAAACTCAAGGAGAAGAACACATGAGCATTGAAGCAATGAAACAGGCGCTTGAGGCGTTGGAACGATTGGTAGATTCTGCCGAATGGCATGACAAAGCCGGATATGACGCCTTTAATGTAGGAGAAAAAGCCATCACATCCCTACACCAAGCCATCGCAGAGGCAGAGAAGCAAGAGCCTGTTCCGATAGGGGAGTTGTCCGAATTTCTTGATTGCGAGAAGTGCTCGCACTGCCAAACAGTCAACGAAGACCGGGACAACTACTGCCTTTTGCAGCGAAAAGTTGTTTACGAGACATGCGAAAAGTTTTCCCACTGGGAAGGTAAACCACGCCCTATTTACCCACCCGCAGCACAGCCAGCACAACCAAAGCGTGAATGGGTTGGGCTGACGGATGAGGAGATTGATGAAGGACAGCGACAAAGTTGGGTAGACAAACAGGCGTTTGAGTCTGCCGTATGGTGGGCAGAAGCCAAACTTAAGGAGAAGAACACATGAGCAGAGAAGCAATCAGTCTTGCGCTCGAGGCGTTGGACAAGCACGACTACGAAATGGCTGACCACATCCTTTCGCAAGCACTCCAACAGACAGACCAAGTAGCACAAGATTTAGCAATCGCTGTTGCCGGAGTGGTGCGGGGCACGCATGAAATCACAGGTGTCACCATCAAGCCCAAGCGTGAGTGGCGTGGGCTTACAGACCAAGACGTCCACGAGTGCTTCAACCTTGCGGAGTGGACGCACAACCTCGACTTCAGGCGAGACCCGGAGGCGTGGTGCAAGGCATTCGCCTCGGAAGTAGAACAGACCTTGAAAGCGAGGAACACATGAAACAGATTGCCGTGGCGCTCTGCGCCCTAAGCCTATCCACTCAAGCCCTGTCCTTTATGACTGGCAACGAACTGCTCAAGCGCATGAAAGCGGAGGCGGGTTCGTATCACGCTGGCACAGCCATCGGCTACGTACTCGGGGTCATGGAAGCAGGACAGGGGTGGAACCACTGCCTTCCTGCTGACGTCACGCTCAAACAGGTCATGGACATGACCGAGCGGACGCTGATTGCCGTGCCCGAGAAGCGACACCTCAGTGCGGACGGCTACGTCACCGCCACCCTCAACAAAGAATTTCCCTGCCAAAAGAAAGGAACGCCCCTATGACCTACAAGTACAACTCCCTCGAACACCGCATCCTCGCCCACCTCTCGAAGGATGACGTCAACTCGCAAGCTCTGGCGAAGCGCCTGAAGGTTCGATCTGTTGGGGTCGAACTGTTCGAAATGTCGAAGCGAGGACTGGTGCGTACTGCTGGCATGGGGTTCTTCACCATCACCCGCGAAGGGCTCGACCTCTACCACCAACTCGGGACAATCCATGAACAGATCCCCGCACTCCGGCTCAAGGCCAAGCTCCGATCCGAGCTCTTCCTGCGAGGCACGTACAACGGGGAGGAACTGCGAGACCTACCGGCGAGGCCGGGGGCGTACGACTACCGCAACCACCCGTCCGTCCTCACCGGGGAGCGGGTGTGGTACGGGCGAGGGTTCAGCCGCATCAAGGTTGAATCGTCAAACCACCAGTGACCAGCACGTCATGGAGTCTGCCGATGGCTCGCATCTGCAAGGGCATCCACGCCCGGAGGACGGCAGATCTCCACGCACAAACTTTCCTGTAACTCACGGCTCTGTCATCTGCGATTGCCCGGATCGCGGGTCGCTTTGTGACCCAGTGACAGATCACCAGCATTGTCTCACTCTGACCGGGCAGAGTGCTTGCCACCAGCGGATGCAGGTACTGCGCCAAGTACCTGATCGCATCCGACCTATCCTTCCCCCTGCCACACATCGCCAACACCGAAGCCCGCTCAACAGGATGCAGTCTGTTGACCTGGGACTGGATCATCGCCGCCTGGGCGTGCAGATCCATCGGCGACAGATCGGCCTCGCTCGTACCCCTCACCCGCAACGGATCTGACCGGGCGAACTCCGCCCTCTCGCTGATGTTGTAGCTGAACCGGACTGCTTGCTCTGCACTGCGAAACTCCATTACTGCCCCTTCCAATTCTCATCTGCCTTCACCAGCACCACCAGCGCACCGCCCTCCCTAGGAGGGCCGAGAGCAATCGACAGTTGGGTGATCTGTCGGTCGTTCTCGTAGGCGATTCCCTGCAACGCATCGAGCGCAACCTTCTGCGCGTTATCGAGGTCGATGCGCCTCAACCCCAACACCCACTGAACATCCTTCTTTTGTCGCTTCGCCCAGTCCTTCGGCAAGGCAGGACAGAGCAACATCGTCACCGCCACGCAACCCTCGAATAGACCGACCCCGGCCTCGAGCGCCCGTGTCTCCACCTCTTCCTTGTACTCGAGCGCCAGCTTGCTCCTGACCATGCGCCCCCGGAAGGAGCGCCAGTATCTGTTGGTCGAAATGGGGTAAGGCAGAACCAGCATTAGACCCGATCCTTCTTGAAACGTGGGCCACGCTTCTTCGGGGCGGCGTCCTGTTGAATCTTGGTCATGGTGGCGTCGGCGATCTCGTCCGGCGGGAAGGCGACGACATCCCCATCGAGACCCATCATTGCCCTCTCCCAGTTGCCTGTCGTCTTTTGGATGCAGACCCCGATGACGTCCCCGTGGTATCGCTCGGAGCGGATGAACACCGTCTCCGGGTGGGCGCACGTTCCCGCATTCATCTGCTCTCGCTTGTACTCGGGCGTGCAGTCCCGGCAGAACTCGACGGGTGCGGCTCGGCGCTCGCTCGTGTTGCGGCACAGGACTGCGGCCACGACGTACTCACGCCACTCCGTGCTGGATGGGAAGCACGACGGTGAGGTGGCAGAACAGACTCCCTCGCGGACGGCGGCGTCGAAGGCGTCCTTGACCAGGCCATCCTGGTGGGAACGACAGACCCCGTAAGATCCTGCAAGGTTGAGACAACCGGGTACACGGCATGAGCTCGGCAGAATGGTGAGGGACAGCAACCTACTCAAACCGCAGTCTCCCCTCGTACAGCGCCTGAGTCAGGGTCAGTGCGGCGTGCAGAATCTGTTCGCCGTTCACCTCCTCCCACTCCTTCCAGTTGTGGTGGATTGCGTCGTGACAGTTGCGACAGACCGGGATGACCCAGTAGTCGGGAACCTTCGTGCCCATCCCCTTGAAGCCAGTGCCCGTCGGGTGGTGCGGGTCGTCAGCGGGGGAGTGGCAGGACACGCACCGCAGGGTCTTCACCCAGTTCATGTACTCACGGTCTTCCATGCGGGTGACGTACCCGAGGGTCAGGGCTTGCCGGAAGGTAAGGTGCGGGGGGATGGGCTTGTTCATGCGTCCTCCGGATGGATGGGTACGAAGAACGCAGGGCGTCCGGTCGTCGTGTTCCAGTACTCGTTGCGCTTGCCGTCACGACCACGCACCGGCTTGAAGATCTCGAACCTGTTGGTGTAGGGGAAGCGACGGACGGGGTAGAACAGAGCGTCGTCCTCGTCGTCGGGGTGCAGGATCAGGCTGACCCTCCGGCCTTCGGCCTGTTCGGCTGTCCGGACTTGGGCGTTCTCGCCTACGTCTGCGCCCCGGAACTTGCCCTTGCCAAGCCACTGCATCCCGTAGAAGCGGGCGACCGCGAGCTCGCCAGCCGCGCCCGTGATGTGCGACTGCCAGTCCCCGATGGTTGTCCGCTCGATGCCGTGGGCGGGCTTGCGACCCAGCTTGATGTTCTCGATGTTCCGCATCACTCCCGCCGTCGCCGCCAGGAACAGATCGTCGCTCGACAAGGTGATGTAGGCCATGCGTTACTGGCCTTTCTGCTTCTGCTCGAGCTCGATCAGGAGCTCGATGTAGTGCTTGGCCTTCTCAAGGTCGGCAATCCCGCCCTTGTCCCGCCACCTGCACAGATACTTGATGGCGTTACCCTCGCAGAAGGGGATGTCGTTCGCATGGATGAACTCGATGGGTTGAATGGCGTGCTTCTTGTAGTGGTCGCCAGCCACCTGTTTCTCTAATGCGCTCATGCTGATCTCCTCGTCTCACGAATCTGTCGCACGGTGAGCCCGAGGTTGAACACGCTGTTGGTGGTGCTCAACGACTTCAGCTTCGCTCTGTACCGGCGTCTGTTCTCCTTGGTCTGCGGCTTCGGCTTCTTGACGCAGGGCTTGTCGCCCAGTGCGTACACCGCTCGGGGGTAGCGGCGCGTGCCGTACTCGGCTTCGTAGATGTAGCGCATGATGTAGATGCGCTTCGGGTTCTTGGGCGTGACCTTCCGCATCCTCGTCAAAATGGCGGAGACGTTCCCTGCGTCATGCTTGCCCTGAAGGTGCTCGCAGATGTCGGCACGGGTCAGTGGCCCGAACATCTGCAACAGATCAAGGATGCGGGTGACGGTGACGCCCCAGCCGATGCGCCTGTGGGGACAGTCGGCGCACTTGCGCTTCTTGTCCTGACAGATTCCAAGGTGCTCGCACTTCGTCACATCACGCTCCATACGCCCTGCGTTCTGCACGCTCGTTGGCGTTCTGTGTCTGCCACACAGCCACGCCCATCTTCGCCACCTCGAGGTGCCAGCGCAGACGCTCGGACTCCTCTGTTGCGGTACGCAGGTTGGCGAGCAGGGCGGCGTACTCGGGATGAGCTCGTGCCTCACGGTCTTGGGCGGTGACTTGCGAGAAGCCACGCGACTCCGCCTCCTTCATCAGCATCGCCAGCTTCGCCTCCCGGAACTTCTCCAAGTACGTGCGCTCGGCGAACGCCTTGGCAAACGAATCACTCATGGCTCTTAACTCGGCGAGCCGCGCCTCAATCTTCTCGTTCATTTCCTCTTTCCTTTCGTCTCGATCTGTTGGGATGGGTGGTAGTTGCGCGGGATCTCGAAAACCTTGTCGGGGTCGAGCTCCTCTTGCTTGCCCACCTCATAACCCGTCACCTTGTCCACGCCCCAGACCAGCTTGGCGTCTGGGAAAACAGACCGGAACTCATCGACGAGCTCCGCCAGGTTGGGCATGAGCTCTCGGTTCCGGCGTCTCTGTTCTTCACGGCTGTCCACTGGCAACCCTCCCGAACTCTTCCTTCCCGCAGTAGATGCACCGGAACCAGTAGCCCTTGTCGGAGTCCCTGCCGGGGATGCTCACGAACTTGTGCTTGCAATACCGCTGGCTCATTGGAAGTCCCACTCAGGATTGCGACGGCTGGACAGACTCTTGATCTGTTCGCAGACATTGACCAACTCGTCGCCGTTGCGGATCAGTCCGTGATCCATGACGAACTCGGATGCCTCCTCGTAAGCCGTGTTCCTCTCGCGCTTGAGGTGCTTGATCTCCAAGCGCAGGGTGGCGATCTCGAGCTCGAGTCTGCCGATCTTGTGAACGAGGTGTGTGTAGCTTTGCTTCTCAGACATAGTGCCTCCGTGAATCGCGAACGCTCTCCTTGAACTGCAAGCTCATGTCGTCGAACCACAGAGCGACCAGTCCTTCCCATTCCCCATGCCGTTGCTTGTCCACGTACAGGCCATGCGTCGGCTTGTCCTCGTCGTCCCCGTCCTTCTTCGGGAACTTGTAGACCGTGATGAAGTTGTCGCACTGGTCTACGATTGCGCCCGTGCCCTTGGCGTCCTGCTTTCCGGGGCGACGGCTCTCGTCATCACGCTTGCGCGAGTGATGCACGAGGTGGATGTGGATGTTCAGATCCTTGGCGGCGGCGCACAGTTGACCGATGAACCGCTTCTGTCCGTTGTAGTCGTCCTCGTTGGCGACCACCTTCATCAGGCTGTCCACCACGAACTGCGTCACGCCCAGTTGCTCGGCGCAGTAGTAGATGACCCCGAGGATTCGCTCGGGTGAGGTCTCGCCCTGCTGGTCGTAAAGGAAGACCTTGCCCTCGGCGAAGTTGAGGAATCTGTTGACGTACTCCTCGGTCGGGTTCTTTGTGCCGATGGCTTGGGTTGCCATCCGACGCAGGGTCTTGCGCGGCTTCATTTCGAACGACGCGATGCAGACCTTCTGGTCTTGGGTCAACAGATGGAGCATCACGAACCCGGTACACATCGACTTCATGTGCCCGTTGAAACCTGTCCAGACCGTGACCTCGCCGGGGCGGATCAGGAAGTTCTCGCGGGTCTTAATCCACGGGAGGTCGAGCCCGTGCTGGCGG